TTGAGTCTTTCTGGCGGTGTGGAGTCCGGCATGAAGCGTCGGAAGTTCGCATCAAAGGAACGAGCAGCATTCAGCCAAGAGTCTGCTCTTGACCGTCGCTCGCTGCGACGGATGCAGGACGTTTAGTTCTGCGGGGCGCGAAAGGTCAGAGGATGTAAGTCGCTACGCCGGACGGCGTTGCGCTTTCCTACCCCGGTTCGATTCCGGGCGCGTCCACCCCTAGCCGGATCGGTCGGCCCCGGCAGGTGTACAAGTCCGAACGTCATTCACAGCCATAGGCAATAGCCCCTTGTTGCCTGTGTGGGTGGGTGCAACCCGAGATGGGCCATACGAGAAAAGGGAGTTGAAATGGCCGAATATGACGAGTTCGATTTCGATGACGATCAGGGAACTGATCTGGTCAAGGATCTGCGGAAGCAGGTGAAAGAACTCTCCGCTGCATTGAAGGAGCGGGACGAATACCTTGACGAGTTCCTGTCGATGACTCGCGACCAGGAAATCTCAGAAGCGCTACAAGAAATGGGTGTGAACCCGAAGGTTTCAGCGTTTGTCCCCGACGAAGTTGAGGACATGGATGATCTGCAAGCGTGGATCGGCGAGTACGGAGAGGTGTTCGGCATTGAGGCCGTGGGCGACGAAGGCTCAAATGAGAAGCCTGAGTCGGTTCAAGCCGCCGAACTGATGTCAGCCGTAGAGGAAGGCGGCATTGACCCAACCGTGGGTCAAGGCCTGGAAGCAAAGATCCAGGCAGCCTCAACTCCAGAGGAGTTGGCGGCAATCCTGAAGGGCTGACAAGTCCAATAACAACTCAGAGAAAGCAGTCATAACTCATGGCTACTACGTCGACGAGTACGCTGACCAATCTAATTCAGACAGCGTACGACAAGTATGTGGAGTTCAACCTCCGCAGCGAGCCGATGTTCCGCAAGTTCGCGGACAAGCGGCCTGTTGACGTGACCAACCCTGGTGCGACTGTTGTGTTCCAACTGCACAACGACCTGTCTCGCGTGACCTCTGCGCTTACCGAGACTGTGGACGTTGACGCTGTTGCACTCAACAACACCAACAAGGTTCAGGTCACCGTCAACGAGTACGGCAATGCCGTCACCACCACGGAGCGCCTCGCTCTCGAATCCCTGTCCGCAATCGACCCCGCCGTGGCTGACATGCTCAGTTACAACCTGCGCGATTCGCTCGACGCACTGGTGTACAACGTGCTTGTTAACAAGGCAACTGGTCGTTTCGCGGGTTCGAGTGCCGATGACGAGGCAGTCGTGAACGGTGTCGACAAGACCACCGCCGCTACCACCACCTTGCAGGCAGCCGATGTTCGTCGTGCTGTTGCCAAGTTGCGTGGTCAGAACGTGCAGCCCCGTGATGGTGCGTTCTATGTCGGAATGCTGCACCCGGACGTTTCCTACGACCTCCGCACGGAGGCCGCTGCGTCTGGTGCAAACGTCTGGCGCGAGCCGCATACCTACACCGAGGCTGGCGTTGGCAACATCTGGTCAGGCGAGGTCGGCGTGTACGAGGGTGTCAAGTTCATCGAGTCCGCTCGTGTTGAACAAGCCGCCAGCGCTACCCGCTCGGTCACCAACAAGGCATTGACCAGCAACGTCGCAACCCTCACCACCTCTGCCGCACACGGCTTTGAGGTTGGCGAGTCTGTGACCGTGGCCGGTGTGGACGCCACATTCAATGGCTCTCACACCATCACCGCTGTTACGAGCACCACGTTCTCGTTTGCAAAGACGGCATCGAACGTGGCCTCCGCTGCGGTGGACCCGGCTGGAACTGCTTCCAGCCTCGACCACAAGGTCATCATCATGGGTAAGCAGGCTCTTCTTGAGGCTGTGACCTATGAGCCGAAGTCCGTCATCTCTCCGGTGACTGACAAGTTGATGCGCTTCCGGTCTGTCGGCTGGAAGGGGCTTCTCGGATGGAACATCTATCGTCCCGAGGCTCGTTACGTCATCACCTGCACATCCAGCATCTAGTCACAAACTAGATCAATGGGAGGGGGTCGCCACGAGTGGCCCCCTCCCCACTCAATCGAGGAGTTTCTATGTGTGCTTCGTGTGGTTGCAAGGATGTAAACGACGCAATCATCCCGGGGAATAACGCCAAGGGCGGGAAGATTCCCACGCAGAAGGTGGAACACAAGAAGTGAAGAAGCCTTTTTGGGAGAAGAAGAATCCCAAGAAGAAGTCACAGCCGCTAACGCCAGCGCAGATCCGCAAGGCGCGTGCGCGAGCGAAAGCCGCTGGTCGTAAATACCCGAACCTTGTTGACAACGCTTGGGCGAGGAACAATGCCTAACTTGTGGCGCGGACCCACGCTCACATACAAGCGTGGCCGTCCAGACGATCTGTGGTTTACGTCGTGGCCTATCGGCCAAACGGTCGTGAAGAAGGATGGAACCTGGCGGACGATCATGACTCCGCAGGGGGACTTCCTGGCGACCTGCGACGTTGTGCTTCGGGGCGGCTACGACATTGAAATCTCAAACGAACTGGCGACGGAACTGACTGCCGCTGGTTATGGCGAATACATCTCGGAGTTGTGATGTCGCTGCATCGTGAACGAACACATCAAGTTTATGTGGAGGGTTGCTTTGGCTGCAAAGCCAGCACGCTTGCTTACCAAGACATGCACATTCGCGCTTGGTCCCACGCGAACGACAAGGAACTGAATGCGTATCGGGATGCACGCAAAGACGGTATTCAGCCGAGAACTACAAAGATGAAGGACATTAGTGCTGCGGTGAAGGCCTCCGATGTCCTCGGTCGGGCGGTGAAAGCGTGAGCACTTTTTCGGAAATCATCGAGGACACTCTTGCTGAGGTGTCCTCGTATGTGAAGAACCAGGAAGCAATCACGGTTCTCACTCAGTCGGCAACGGACTCTGACACAACCCTGACAATTGATGAGGCTGGCAGTATCAGCCGGGGTTTGGCTGAGATCGGTGATGAGTTGGTGTACGTCAAGTCCGTAAACCAGACCGCTGGCACCATCACCGTTCTTCCTGGTGGTCGAGGGTGGCGCGGAACGACGGCGACGGCACACCCGGTGAATACGATAATTCGCAATAGCCCAACGTTTCCACGGGATCAGATCAAGCGAGCGATCAATGACACTATTCGTGGTATTGACCTTCGGGCTATCTCGTCTTACGAGTTCACATTCGATGGGACTACGTACGCGTACGCGCTACCCGTCGATTTCCAAGACATCACAGGTATTACGTGGAATGCGCCGGACACGACTGAGGTGTGGCCGGTTATTCGCAGGTTCCGCGTGGACCGTAACTTCCGGGTGGCCGGTGATTCCAGCACCGTCCGTTCTGCGCTAGTGCTGAATGAGTATCCAATGCCTGGCCGCACGGTTCGCGTTCAGTACGCGAAGTATCCGACCGCGATGAGCACGCTTTCCGATGACTTTGCAACGGTGACCGGATTGCCTGGCTCAGCCGAGGACGTTATTCGCCTTGGCGCTATGTGGCGGCTCGTGTCCACGATTGACCCAGGCAAGGTTATTGCAATGACTCCATCTGCCGACTTGGTGGATTCGCCGGTTGGTCCTGGGGATTCGACCACGGTGGCTCGCTACCTGTACCAGTTGTTCAGCGTTCGCTTGGCGGAAGAGAAGGCCAAGCAGCAGGACAACTACATATCAACCATTCAATACGCGAGGTAACGTATGGGAACTCCCGCTCGGTATTACTCTTCGACCGCCGTCACGACGACGCTGGCTGCGTCTATTGGTGCGTCTGACACTTCGCTTCAGGTTGCCTCGTCTAGCGGCTTCCCGTCGTCCTATCCGTTCACGCTGATTCTTGAAAAGGACTCAGCCAACGAAGAGATTGTCACCGTCACAGCCATCGTTGGTTCGGCGTACACGGTCACTCGCGGTGTCGATGGGACTTCTGCTCGTGCCCACTCTGCCGGTACTTCGGTTGAGCATGGTGTGTCTGCGCTTGACTTTACTGACTTTCGCAGCCATCAGGCTGCGGCAGCCAATGTTCACGACATTGGTGCGTCGGCGAGCGTTGTTGGAACTGACACTACGCAGACCCTGACGAATAAGACTCTGACTAGCCCGACGATCAATGGTGCGACTGTTTCTGGAACGGTGACGGGTGGCACGTTGTCGGGGCAGACGATTACGAGTGGCACGCTGGGTTCTGATTTGGCTGCTGGTAGTAACAAGATCACGGGTCTTGCTGATCCGTCGTCTGCTCAGGATGCTGCGACGAAGAACTTTGTGGAGACTGGTGTGACCAGTCAGGTTGTGGCGGCGACGACGCAGGCCACGAACTCGGCTTCGTCGGCCACGGCGAGTGCATCTTCGGCGGCAGCATCGGCTGCTTCGGCTGCGGCGGCTTTAGTCAGCGAGGTGAACGCGGCAACGTCGGAGTCGTCGGCTTCGACTTCGGCTGCTTCGGCTTCTGCTGATGCCATTTTGACGGCTGCTGATGTTGTTTCTACGAACGCTGATGTTGTTGCGACGAACGCCGATGTGATTTCTAGTGCGGCTAGTGCTGCGGCGGCTTTAGCGTCACAGGGCGCGGCATCGACTAGCGAATCAAATGCGGCGACTTCGGCTAGTTCGGCTGCTGCTTCTCAGGTGGCTGCCGCTAGTTCGGCTGCTGCCGCTGCCGCTTCGTATGACCAGTTCGATGATCGGTATCTCGGCCAGAAAAGTGCAGCACCTAGCACCGACAATGATGGGGACGTTCTGGTCACGGGTGCGTTGTACTACGACACCGTTGAACAGAAGATGTTTGTGTACGACGGTTCGGGTTGGTTGCCTGCTAGTGCCGCGAGTGTGGCGAGCATTGTCACTTACGAGTACACGGCTACCGCAAGCCAGACGGTGTTCACGGGTGCTGACGATAACGCGGCGAGCCTGTCGTTTACGGGTGCGCTGATTCAGGTGTTCTTGAATGGTGTGCTGCTCTCGCCCGGTGATGACTACACGACTAGCACGAACACGGTGACGCTCGCTAGTGGTGCGGCTGCGAGTGATGTGCTGGTGGTGGTGGCGTTCGCGTCATTCAATGTGGCGAACACTTACACGCAGGCTCAGGCCGATGCGACCTTTGCAACGAAAGCGGAACTACAAACAGCAGGCTTCAACGCCTTCTTCTTGATTGGAGCATAAGAAATGGCAATCGCCTATAAGCCTGCACAGGTGCAGGGCACGGCATCGACGGGTTCTTACGCGACGTTGTATGAGACTCCGGCTTCGACGGAGGCGATCATCAGCACCATCGTCATCTGCAACACGGCGGGAACGGCAGCGACATATCGGATTGGTTTGGATACGTCTGCTGGTACGCCGGGTGCTAGCGAGTGGCTGGTGTATGACGCTGCTGTCGCAGCCAACGATACAGTTGCTCTTACTCTCGGAGTGTCTTTGGATGCGGGAAGGTTCTTGCGGGTTTCTTCGTCGGCAGACACGGTTACGTTCTCGGCGTTTGTGTCGGAGATTTCCTAATGGCAGTAAAGCGGGCTATTTTCTCGGGTATCAAGGCGAATCTTTATGCCGCTCGTAGTTTGCAGGGTTGGGCGCCAACAGCACTTGGTGGAACAATAACGACAGCAGGCGGCTACCGGATTCATACGTTTACAACAACAGGCAGCAGCACATTTGAGGTTAATGCCAATCTCACAACCGTTGAGTATCTGATTATTGCTGGCGGCGGTGGCGCGGCAGCAGCCGGAGGCGGCGCAGGAGGTTACTTAACTGGTACGGCTGCGGTAAATAATCAGGAGTACACTCTAAGTGTTGGTGCTGGTGGCGCTAGTGGTTTCGTTGATACTGGCGGTGGCGCTGCTGCTGTTGCTGGAAGTAACTCAACTGGATTTAGTTTGACAGCAGTTGGAGGCGGTAGAAGCGGTCAGGCTGGTGCAGGTCAAACTGGTGGTAATGGTGGGTCTGGCGGTGGCGGTGCTGCTAATGGCGCTCCCGGTATAACTTACGGTGGCACAGGAACCTCAGGTCAGGGAAACAACGGTGGAACTAACGGTGGATTTAGCAGCCCTCCTTATCCCAATGGTGGTGGCGGTGGAGCAGGAGCGGTAGGAGCGAACGCTCCATCATCAACAGTTTCAGGTAATGGTGGAAATGGTTTGTCATCAAGTATTTCTGGCTCTGCTGTAACTCGTGGCGGTGGCGGTGGTGGTGGCGCTTATACGTCTGGCGGGACAAGAGGTACAGGTGGTTCTGGTGGCGGCGCTGATGGGGCTGTGTATCAGAACAATGGAAATAATGGAACTGCTAATACTGGTGGCGGCGCTGGTGGAGGATCAAATACTGCTTCACTAACAAGTACGGGAGGCAATGGCGGTTCTGGAATTATCATAGTCCGGTATCCGTTGTAATGCCTCGCTGGAAGGCAACCGAACAGATACTCAACCTGTCTAAAGACGGTGAAGTGTTCGATGAGAACTGGATGAACTACGACAGCATCTTCCAGTACATGCCTGAGCCGACAGAGTGGACGGAGGCCCGTCCCCCGCGTGTCGATGAGATCGACATTTGGGAAGTCATCTCTGAGATGTCTGGCCCTGTTGGTGTGTATGCGGCGTGGCAGCCGCACGCCGAGTTGTACATCGTCACCCGTGGGTGGCGGATCGTGCAGGAGTTCTCTGGCTGGATGGCTAATGCCCGGTTGGAGAAGTACCTGCAAGCCAATGGGATTCCGTACCCGAAGGGGCCGGATGCCCCGATGCAGGAGTTTGTGCCGTCGAAGTTGATTCTGGCGTGAGCCAGAGACTTGTCCCGTAGTCCACGTTTGATTGATTCGCAAGGAGTTTTCATATGACACGTTCCCGTGATACGGCTGACATTGTTGAGGATGTGAGCGTCGAATTAGCATCCAAGGCGAACAAGACGGTCGGAACGACCGAACCTGCTTCGCCTGCGTCTGG